AAAAAAGGGGTCTTACGACCCCTTTCTTATTAGCAAACTACTTCAACTATGCAGTATGCTTACTCTTCAGCGAGTTTCTGAAAATAACTTAGTGCGTCATCTTCTTCTTCCGTAGTTTCTTCTACGGCAGCCACTGTTTCTGTCTGTGGTGACAAACCTTCACTTAGATCTTCAAGATCTTCATCGTCCATCTTAGGTGTGATAACTGCCTTTCTAGCAAGAACTGCGTCTAAACGTCCTTTGAGTTCTTCATAACTCTTGAACTGATCAGGAGCAGTGAACTCACTTAGATCATAGATTTTGTCATAGATCTTTTCTAGTTCAGCATCATCATCTAAAAGTGCCTCTGTCTTACCAAACTCTGAACTATCATAGTTCCAGAATCCAGCGACCTGTTTGATCTTCAACTTGAAGTTAGCACCTTTCCAAAAATCAAATGGATTGATTGGTTCTTCGTCTTCAAACTCAGGTTGCATTGCAGCAGTGATCTTATCAAAGATCTTCTTACCAAACTTGTATAGTTTGACTTGTCCTTCGTTCTCAGGATTTGCAGAATCTTTTACGATATAAACATTGGCATAGTAAGATAACTTACGTTTCTGCTTACGAGCAATATCTTTATCAGACTCACGACCACTGTTCCAAAGAGTTCTGTTAAGTTCTCCTACAGGGTCATTCTTTCCAATAGTTGTTAAACTATTTTCAATATACCAACCGCCAGGCCCTTGAAATGCATGACTCCATACTTGAGTCCATGGCAACTCAGCGTTGGCATGTGCAGGGAGGAATCGTATGACAGCGAATCCGTTACCAGCTTTATCTACAGATGGTTTCCATAGACGTTCATCAGTATTACTTCCACCTTTTTCGTTGAGTTTCTCAACTTTCTTCATTAATCTCTCTGTGAGAGACCCTGCTTTAGATTGTTTCTTTAATGCAGCAAATGACATTTAGTATTCTCCGTATTTTTGTATTGTTGGATTGTTTGTATTATAACATGTAATGATGTATTAGTCAATCTGGTATATCTTTTTCAAGTTTATCCAGAGTGGTAGAAAGAGTATCAAAAAATGCATTGATATTCTGACCATCTTTCAATCCTAGAAACTTTGCAGATTCTACGATTTGTTTTTTCATTTCAATAGCATCAGCATCTTCCTTCTCTAGTGACAGACGAAACATAAAGTTTCTTTGTTTTTCGAGAAGTTTTTTCATTTTATTAATATACAGATGCCCCTCTTCTGAGGAAGGATCTCTCATCCCTCTGACAGCGATACCTGTCATAATATCTTCTTGTAACTCCTGTATCTCGGCCATTGCGGCACGGACTGCTGGAGCCTTAAAAAATTCACTCATTAATAGTCCTGATGTTATTACTATTTATCTGTTTTAGATGCCCACATAGGTAGGTATATCAGGGTAAAAGCACTACCCCAGAAGGCGAGAAAGACGTATAAATGACTACCTCTATGAGGTGAAAATGCAAACCCTAAGGCTACAACAATCACCCAAACGTAGTCTACTATACCATGAAAGGTTTGCCAACCATCACCGTATTTTTCTATGAGATTATCTCTCTGTTTCGCAGCCCAAGGGGATACATGTCTCATCATTACAAATCCTTCGTTTAGGAACATAATGATGAATCCTATCCAGAATATCATAATATTATTACAATGGCAATTTAGATCTAGAAGTTCTCTTAAGATAATTGAGTTCAGTTGCCTCTGCCTTCAATTTATCTTTGAGTGGTTTTGAAATTAATTTTCCTACTGATTCAAACTCAATATTTTTCTCTTCACAATAACTAATAATTGCTTCAATATAATTGAGTTCGGTGGTAAGTACAAGTTGCTCTATGTCACTTGTAAACTTATTCTGACAGAGAAATTTCTCCTTTAGTAGTTCATTAACTTCTTTCTCCATACTCTCCGAGTTTGTGTGTGACGAATTCTTTAATATACTTGGTAAGAAGTTTAATATAGTCACGTTTGTTGGTTTTTTCATAAACTTTAACATCTCCGTTTTCACATACCATTAAGGTAACAATCTTCTCTACCACAGTGCCTGTCATTTCATAGTACATACAGGCATACGCAGTCTCTTGAACGAAGTAGTTTGTACACCACTTCTCTGGTTTAATTTTTTTAGATGTTTTGAAGTCTATTATGGCTAACTCGCCATTATATTCTGCAATGCAATCAACTCTTCCCGCTATCCCGAAATACTCACTATATAGTGGTTTTTCTAAAGCATGAATATTATTTATATTATCAAGGTATTTTTTTCCGTATAGGAACAATGCCTTGGTAGTTGGAAGAACATCTAAAGTATTAATATCCTTATTCAAAAGATACTGTTCTACAAGATCATGAAACTTAGTTCCTCTTGTTGTAGCAACTTTTGTAATCTTATTGGCTTCCTCTTCACCAACTTTCTTACGCCAATTAATAAAAGTCTGACGATTATAGAAACTTGTTATAGAGGTAATAGAAGGAGCCTTCTTTCCACTCGGAAGAGTGTAATATCGAACTCCATCTATGGTATTGGCTTCTAACTCAAAATCACCAAGTTTATTCAAGTGGGTAAACATTATAAAGACAAAGCGAGTTTAGTAACCAAATAATTTCTTACTAATCCTGATCGAACAATATCATCTATACCGAATTCAACAACACCAAAATCATCTTCCATGATCTCAATGATACGTTTAAAATCTAAGATGCCATTCTTCTCGTTGGACTTTGTAAGATCCGTTTGAGTAGAATCACCACAAAACATTATTTTACAGTTATCTCCTACTCTTGTTATTATACTATCTAATTCGTGAAAATTCAAGTTCTGCATCTCATCTACTAACACAATGCAATTATCAAGTGTTGTTCCCCTGATAAATGATGTGCTCCAGAATGAAATAGTTTCTTGTGCTTTCAAATTACCGTATAACATTTCAAAGTCATTGTCTGAAGGCATTTCAAACATATACTTCACCATATTCTTATAAGGAATCTGATATAGTGATGACTTATCTTCATGGTCGCCTGGCAAGAAACCAATCTCTCTTGTGGAAACCAATGACCTAACAATATACACCTTATCATATGGTGTCATTTCGTCAAGAACATCTTTGAGTGCAAGATACAAACTTATAAATGTTTTACCTGTGCCAGCACAACCATATGCAAACATATTCTTACCTTTTGCATAATTATCAAAAAGTATCTTTTGATTATCTGTGATAGGTTCAATATCAACCAACATGCCATTGTTGATTGGTCTCTTCCTACGCATTTGTTTAGCTGTCATCCCTGCACCGACAGTGCTATTCGTATTCCTTCTTTTTTTAGTTGACATTAAGACCTCTATTGGCTAAACGACCCTTTACTCCACCAGCTTTTTCAGATTTTTTCAGAATCTCACCCCAGCCTGGATGTTTGTTGGTGAGTTTGTCTTTCCACTCTCCAACTTCTCCCACGCCTGGCACTGTTGATGGATCTGAATAATCTCTATCCCATTCGGGATTGTCAGTTTTCCATTGATCCCAATCATGAATACTCATTACAACTTCTTTCTGTTCACCAGTTGTTTTGTTAACTACAGGGTACGTTGCCATTAAGTTTCTTCTCCGTGAAGTTCTTTTTTAATTTGTTTGCGAATCTCGACCACACCATTTCTCCATTCTAATGCTTCAGAAACAATTGGAAACTGTTCTATGAATACAGTTTTACATGCCTGTGCAATGTCCATATGTTCCTTCTGAGTTCCATGAGCGGATCTCAATTCAATATAATGAATCCATGATCTACAAGAACCTGTCATATAGATTCTTGTCGGTGTGCAAAGTGGTAAGACCATTCTGGCACATTCTTTTGCAACTCCCTCCTCTAGCATCTGTTGATACAAGGCAGTCGCAGAGTCAAACAAAGTTTTCATTTGTAATTCTAGTTTTTGTTTGACAAACTCATCAAGATCGTCTGTAGAGTTCTGACGATTCTTTAAATCTTGTTTCCTAAGACTAGGGATAGGAATGACTCCCAATTGAGTACTATCAGCATAACGCTGAGAGAACTCTTGAAAAGTAAATGACCTGTGACGGAGTATCTGTGCTGCAATG